CGGGCCTTTACGCAAAATGCGACGGTGGGAACGGCTATGTACTTCGGAAGAAGATCACACGCCGTAAATGATTGCAAACCACCGGGCGGTGCAGGGAATTCGGAACAAAAACCTGCACAATGCACGCCTAATCATCTATGCCTTAACGCGGACGCACAACTTACTCACGGACGGCGTAACATCTTAATAGATCGGAATTGAACCGCAAAATTATTTCAGAGAAACGCTATGTACCGCTTTCTACAGCATCAAGCTGGAGTGCCGGAAGTAGAAGGGGAGATGGGTCGCTTGGTAGGAAAAGAGAAACCTGCCAAACGTGCATCAGACACTTTTCTGGGTAAAAAGGGTTCGGTGTTGCCGCACCTACGCCCAAGAAAGAACCATTGTTACGTGTCACAAACAAAGCTAAAATTTTCAGTTGAGAGGCGCACAAGAGTATCCTTGCTCAAGGGAATATCAATAGTCAACCAATGGGACCAAACCCGAAAATTTAGAAAAGAGGAAGGCATGGGTAAACTCACCCATGCAGAGAACCAAGCCACAAAGGACGTGGATAGGGGATAGCGTGGTTAACAGCGTCCCCAGGAGTCAAAAGCCGACGCTCAATTAAGAACGCGGCACCAGCACCTTGCGAGTGAGACGAGGCGTGTCAACTATGACAAGGTCATCGCCAATCACGAGGCCGCCCACAGAGGAAGGAGGCGCAGTGACCGAGTTTTCAGGCTCTTCAACGAGAATGCTGGAGGGTTGGGAATTGCTCTCGAGAGTAACTGGCATGTAAGCGTGGACTTTGGGACGAGGCCGACAGGCAGCAATCTCGGTATCAACGAGAGCAGAAACGAGAGGATGAACAGAGTGCTCAGAGAGAGTTGGCAACGCTTCGCAATCTATCGCCGTGTACACTTGACGAGTGAGATCATCAGACTGAGCACGGGAAAGATACAAAGAAGGATCGGACTTGAGACGCATCGTGAGATCAGCGAGCTGGGCTTGCAAGTCCTGAACAGTAGGAACGGGAGGGGGGCCAACTGGATAAGGGTGGATCATAAGAAAACACTCTGGAAGGGAATCGAGATAAGCCTTTGCACGCTGTAAATCTCGAGGAACGAAAAAGCTGGGATCAGGGTCAGAAAGAACACGTTTCGAATCACAAAGATGAGGAACGAGAGACTTCTCATCTCCGGCATTCTGGTGGTCGTTCGCAGAGACGTTAACGGTAATGGTACCGTAAGACTCACCAAGACCGGGAGTAGTGAAAGCATAAACGAAGTACTGGTTCTTCTGACTGGAGCCAGCGGTGGGAGCAGTAACAGTCAACAAAGTGGGAGCTATGGAAATAGGAGTGTTAACAGTACTGATGATGGAAGAGGTGGAAGTAGCAATAGTGGTAGCGCCAGAAACTCCAGCTCCGTATGAATTACGAAGGAGCTGAAAAGAAATTTGCGAAGTGTTACTGGAAGTAGCCAAGCCAGTACCAGTGATGGTGTAACTACCGGCTGACAACTCAAAACAACAATTGCGAGCAGCAACAAGGGTGGAGCCGCCAGAAGTAACTACCAAATCGTCAATGTTCGTACCAGAAGAAACAACGTGCTCAGCTACAAAGGACAGCGGAGCGTTGGAAGCAGGAGCAATTCCATTGCCAGCTCCGGAAGCACCAACTGAGCCACCACCAGAGAAATTGGTGGTGGACCCCGGCTTGGGGTCAGAGTACTCAACGTCATACTCAATGAGAACAGAACCAACGGTTTGATTGGCCGCACACCCTTGAGTAGCTATGCGAAAATCAGCAGGAGTCTGCTGGCGATCAAGCGCCGAAGCACTATTAATCGACTGTTGTTGGACGTAGAAGAAACCGTTACCAATGCCCTTTTTGTCAGCAAGGTTGATAGAACTGCCGATCCACAAAGGGGAAATGTCGGAATTGCGATTGGAAACGATCTGTGACATGGAAGAATCAGCACCATCAACTGGATCATAATCTAGATACATGGCGTAATTACCGCCGAGATTAGAACCAACAGAAGGGATAAAAGTAAACTTGCAACTGTGGAACTTGAACTTCTCATATGAACGGGAATTCGTCTCGTTTGGAAAAAAGAGATTGTTCCCTGGATTCACGGGACCGTCAATAGCATACGAAAAAGCACCAGCAGTGGAAGAGGCAGATACATCTTCAATGTACGACTGCCGAGGTCCAGTACGGGCCATAGCATTATTGACGCGGGGACGAGAAGCTCTGGACTTAGAACGAGAGCCGAAGGTCTTTGGACGCCTTCGTTTAAGACCAGGCCCATGGACAACATAACCAGTCATCGCAGGGGCAGCGATTGTTTCAATCGCCTTGCCAAGTTTTTTCTTACCCTTATAATCCTTGGTAGCTGGAGCGTGAGCAGATTTGGAACGGGTGCGGCCAGTGACACGGCCTTTGTTTCGAGCACCACGATTGTTCGGGGTTAAGGCCTCAGCAACGACCTCTTTCATGTTTTTAGACATGTGCGGAGTAGTCATATTACCCGGGACCGCACAGGCTGACTGCCTAACCAAAGGGTCGACGTACAAGGAAAGGGCTTCGTCAAAAGAAAGATGGAGAGCGCGTTTTTGCTTGAGGAATTCTTCGGAATGGGGAAAACGAGCATATAGATACTGCTCGTACTCAAATAGGACTTTCTGAAAGGTACGCCAGAAGTGCTGATCACCAAAAATGAGGGTACTGTACTGATACAATCGGTTCAATTGATAAGCAGGCCAGCTCATTCGAGCACCAGGTGGAACAGTGCGCAAAGCGCCGGTCACCATAGCGGCAATGATCTTACCGCGAGATGTATGAGCCGGAACAGGGAAACCCCGGATGCGCACGACTATCATGGATAGAAAGACAGCGTCCTCTGGATGACACCAATTATCTTCATAATTGTCGTTGTACGAACGGTGACCGATGGAACGAAGAGCAGCATTCAGCGCTGGGCAACTACAAAAACGACGCCACTCTGGTGAAGAAGAGTGGACACGGTCGTCGCCGTACACGCATATCATGAGCTCTTGAACATAATCGGAAATCCTTTCGGACTGAAGAAAATCGGTTAGAGGACGATCCACGGCATTTAGTCGATTAGACGCGATGCAATAGTAGAACTTGAAAATATTGACGAACGAGTTCAACATTGAGGTGAAAGAACCACCAGAAGCACCGCCACCACGAAGATAACCTAAATAACCATCTGACATCAATAAGAAATGATTGCACTCATGGGAACAAACAGCACTGAAGATAGTGAAACTTTGAGGGGACAAAAAAGCTTCATGGATCATACACACATACTCGTAATCTTCGGGTTCAACAGAGGCATCCCATTTGGGGTGGTCGGAATCGGCAACGTCTCTAAAACGTTTAATATAATTAAGATAGTCCACGGTACCACCATGCTCGTGGGACATGCCGATATGAATAGGTCCTTTAGCCTTCACAATCGCTTGGTGAAAACGAAGACATGCAATGAGGCAAAGGATGTTAGTATCGATAGGGCCAACAACAAAAGTGCGAACAATGTCTTCGATGAGCTTGATAGTATCTCGAACTTCGCGCTTGCCAGCGACGGACATGATAGAAATGCCGTCTTCAAGCCGACGAAAAACTGCTTCATGAAGATCCAAAGTGCCATTGTTATAGGCAGCGATCACATCTCGTTTAGTGGCATACTTTTCAGTATAAGGGTAGCCAGGGGAACCACGAGGATTAAGACGGGAAACTGAAACATCAAAACTAGTGACATCGAATTTCGGCTTGCCATCTTCAATGTAATCGGCAAAAGGGGTCAAAAGAGGGGAATAGATAGCTACTATTATAGAAACCGCGAAAGCAGCTATCAAGGGGTTCATAGTCTTGGGGCGGCGATAATTGACAAAGTACTTAGCAACATCGCGGTATTCGCTGCCGAGACCGGGTTGGGAAAAAGAATGAGAGTCGCAGTCATCAGGAAAATACTTACGACACAGCTGAGACAAAGGGTAATCCGTGATAGTCTTTATAGTACGACCAACGTATCTCGGAACACGAAAGAAGGGTGCCATAAAAGAAGGAAAACGGCCGACACCTTCAGCTGGCTCAACTTTAACATCTATTCCTGCTTTACGCCAATACTCGAGTTCTGAGGTAAGGGCGTCGCTGGGCTCACCCCGCCAACAGCAGGCGTAGTTGGGGTGCCCTGAAAATCCTCCTTAGATTGGAGAACCTTGGTACATTTGTTGGCAGTATGACCCATGCCTTTGCAACGGCCACAAGCAACTTTAGGACAGTTACTAATGACATGGCCGACTTGGTCACATTTCACACAGCGCTTCTTAGGGCACTTAGTAACATCGTGATCACCATTGCATCGAACACAGGTAGAACCAGCAGCAGACGCTTCTTCGGTAATTTGGCCTGCGTAATCTCCGCGACCGTTGTCGTCGTCGATAGGGGCAGTTCCATCTTTGTGGAATTTATTAGCCTTGTTACCACGGTTGCGTTTGGGGACAAAATCATCTTTGTATCCATTTCCGCCTTTGCCAGGACTTTTATTGTGCTTGCCTTCTTTCTCTAAACTGCCAGCTTCTTGCGGTCGTGCAGGATCGAGAAAGGACTCAATAGTCTTGGAAACAGAAGGAACAGTGGTGCTGGGAGCCTGAGGAGCGCCGCGAATCATTTCGCGTATATGTCGAGGGATGACAATGCCCCACTGAAGATCACCAGAACCCAAAGCGTGGATAGCGAAAACAAGTTGAACTGCTCCGGTAGTAACGGAATACGGGGAACCGCAGTCCCCATTCGTAGTGGAATTACGGCAGCCCACCTGGAGAGATGGCGGTTCTGTATTTCTGGATTCAACCATCGAAATTTCAGTGTCAGTAACATGAGTCGAAAAGTCGTCAAGAGAATCGACGTCATTAAACTTAGTATGGTTGATACGGTCAGCAAGACGAATAGCTCCGAACTGGGTATCAGAAGCCAACCGCGCGCTTTCAAGCTTTCGACCGTCTCGGAACAGCAAGGTAGAAGGCTTTCGCCAAAGGATAATATCCATGTCATCATCACGGTGAAATAACCTGGCAGGAACGAAAGCTTGCCCGTCAGTTGTGAAAACGCAGGATTCAGGCATTCCATGCGCCGTTGAGACAATATAAGAACCAACTGCAACGCCGCAACAGATGAAAACGCGTTCATAGGAGTCATCGTTGTCGTCGAAAATCTTAACCATAGAATGGCCAAGGGAGCCAGCACGAGGATAATTAGCTGCTTCAAGACGACGACGCTTGCGAAGAGATCGAGGAGCGTATTCCCATAGGAGGACAGCAACCACGATGGCAACGATTGATATCCGCAAAGCGCGAGGGGATAGAAATTGTTTTTTCGCCCAAGCCACGACGGACTCGAAAGAGTCGAAAGAAACAGACTCTGGCGAAAAGCGCGACTTGTCAACGCCAACAACTTCAGCAAAATCATGAGAAAGCTTTTCGATGCGCTTACGACGACCAGAAGGGTTTTCGAAACATTCAACAAGGTAATCGAATGAACGAGCAACTCCAAAAGCAGTGAGGAACATAGATACCGATATACCACAGACCTGGGTGAAGATTCCGAGAGCAAGACCTTGAATGGACTCTTTCTTGCGAGAAGCTCGGCGGCTGCGAATATAAATGTATATGGCAGAGGCAAGAGAAGCAGCAACCAACGGCCATACCCAACGGTTTTTGGAACTCTTGACAGTAAGGTATGAACGAACGGTCGAAACCCAGTTTGATATCGAAGCTCGGCGATAGAGTCGAAGAGACCCCGCGATGAACAAGCGAAGTGCACCATAGCAAGCGAATACCCAAGCATTGAGATACTGAACAAAAGACAGTACGAGACCCAAGTTGGAAAACTCGCTAATACCAAAGAAACCCCATACGTAATAAGCAATGCCAGGAAAGAATACATTGGCAAGGAAGGGGAGAGTGTTGGTAAGAAATGCAACAATCGCGAAGGAGTCAAGAAAAGTGAGAAGCCCGCTGCAACGCATCGCAAAACGGGCAGCAAGCCGAAAAAACCAAGGAACTTGATTGACATCGGGGATGTCTTCGGCCAACGCCTTGATAGAATTGGGCGTTTTCTCACCTTGAGGCAGAGACAGAGGATTAGAAATGACAGATGTGGTCTCTTCTTTCCAAGCGGAATCAGCCATTGCCTTGTTATTGGCAGCAATGATATCACGGTCGGAAGAAAGACGCTCCAAGAGCTGTTTCTTCTCCTCAAGTTTCCAGTCGGAAACTTCTTCGACTACATCATCTAGCCTAGCTGGCTGATTGGTGTAGGAGCGGGGGGACGAAGGGGCTGAATGAACTTCAGCCAAAGACGCGGCAACGTCTTTTTC